CAATTGGATTCCCTGGTCCTGGACAAGATCCTTCTCTAACACTTATAGGTTCAACTGCAGATACTCTTATAACTATGCCAGCAAACACAACCTCTGCAAGTTTCCAGGTTTTTGCTAAAAATGGTGATCATAATGCCGTAGTTACATATACTGACGGAACTACAAGTACTTTTAGTATTCAGCATAATGTTAGTCAAGAATACCCAAACTATGTTCATCAAGAAACAATTACTGCACCAACAGGAAAAACTATTGCAACAATAAATATTCCTGCCAACTGGGATTATTATGGAGTAGACAATGTGTCTGCAACTACTCAAACAACTACAACTGTTACAGAAGATTTTCAAGTAAGATGGCAAGGACTTTGGACACCACAATACACTGGAACACAGTACATAACAGCATCAGCAGATGATGGTACTAGACTATACCTTGATGGAGAACTAGTTATTAATGACTGGTTTGATAAAGGTGGAGGAGGATCTACTGCTGATATTCAGACTACTGCTGGAGTTTCTAAGACTTTAGATTTTTGGTATTATGAAAATGGTGGAGGAGCAGAAGTAAGTCTACTTAGATATACTGATAACTTGGGATGGGCAGTCATACCTGGATCAGAGTTTTCAACATCTACTGCAACTCCACAACAAATTCAAGCACTTAATACAGCACAAACAAACCTTCAGGTTGCACAGGCAACACTTGATATTTTAGAATCAGATCTTGAAACAGCAGAAGAAGATCTTATTGAAGCAGAAGAAAATTTAGAAGATGCTCAAGATGAATTAAACTCAGCAATAATTGCAGTAACAAATGCGGTATCTTCAATGAACACAAATGTAACAGCAGCACAAACTTTAGTAGTAGAAACTCTTGCTGCAGAAGAAGCAGAGAGAGCACGAATCGCTGAAGAGGCAAGATTAGCAGAGATTGCTAGACAGGCAGCAGAGGCTGCAGAAGCAGCCAGAGTTGCTGCAGAACAAGCATATGCAGCAGAACAAGCAAGGGTAGCAGCAGAGCAAGCAAGAATTGCAGCAGAGGCTGCAGCGGCTAAGGCTGAAGCAGATCGTATAGCAGCAGAACAGGCTGCAGCACAAGCAGAAGCGGAAGCACAAAAGGCTGAAGCAGATAGAATTGCTGCAGAAGAAGCAGCAGCACAAGCACAAGCCGAAGCAGAAGCCAAGGCAGAGGCAGAGGCTAAAGCAGAGGCTGAAAGATTAGAGGCTGAAGCAGAGGCTGCTAGACAGGCTGAAGAAGAGGCTAAAGCAGAAGCGGAAAGATTAGAAGCGGAAGCAGAGGCTGCTAAAGAAGCAGAAGAAAAAGCCAAAGAAGAAGCAGAAGCCAAAGAAAAAGAATTAGAAGAGGCAAAGGCTGAAGAAGAGGCAGCACAAGAAAAAGAAGAAGAGTTAAAAGAAATACTTGAAGATGCAAAAGATGGAAAAGAATTAACAGAAGAACAAAAAGAAGTTGTCGTTGAAGCATTACTAGAAGATCTTAAGCCTGGAGAATCACTATCTGCAGCAGAAGTACAGGCATCTGGAGTTTCATACGCAGATCTTCCACCAGAAACACCAGTAGAACTACGCACTGACGAAAATGGAAACGCACTTATTATTACTGCTGAAGTTGCTGCAAACATAGAATTAGTTCAAGACCCAGGAGCATTATTAGAAGCAGCATTTACTGACCCAGGAGCAGCATTAGCAGCCCTTGGAAGTATTGGTGCAGATATGACTGAGGAAGAACGAGAAGAAGCAACAGAGATGGTTGTGGCTACAGTTGTAGCAGCAGGTGCAGCAATTAATGCAGCAGCAGTTGCAACAGGTGGAGCAACTGGGGGAAGTACGGGTGGTGGAGGAAGTTCTGGTGGGGGTGGTGCTTCAGGTGCCAATTCACCAGGTTCAAGAGGAGGAAGAAAATGGTAAGAATACTAAAAAATATAATAAAAGATCTAATTGATCAGGCATGGACTCTTCTTGGAATGTTTATCGCCTGGGTTGTATTAGATGGCAGTGCAAAAACCATAGTTGGTTATGGAATTATAGCAACTACCGCACTTTGGATATTAACTAGTCCTGCTAGAAATAAAGAAGAGTAGTATAATACAGACTATGAAGAAAATGTTAGCACTGGTATCAATCATAGTTTTATCTATGTCTTTAACTTCTTGCGGGATGTTAGAAAATAGATATCGTTATGAGTGCCATGACCCTGCTAACTGGTATAATAAAGAGTGTAATCCACCAGTTTGTTTCGCAGATGGATTATGTACTAAAGACATACTTGGTTTTGATCCTACGGAGGGTAGCGTAAATGAGTAAAAAAAGATATACATCAGATGAACTAGATGCAAGATTAAAGTTTTTCCTTGGTTTGACATTGGGAACAATTCTTTTGGTTACAACTATGGGAATTCTTTATGCCCTTGTTTTTGTAACACAACCAATAGGTGAGCAGTCAGAAAATGACAAGATGTTTTTTAACGTATTGTCTTCTGTGGCAACATTTATTACGGGCACACTTGCTGGTATATTAATTGGTAGAGATGGATCAAAAGATATTATGGCTGCACAAATAGCAAACAAAGAAACAGATGCTAAAAATATTCAAGCAGATAAAAAATTAGAGGCAGAAATTGATGCTACAGCAGCACGTTTGGCAGCAAAACCAGATGGAGCAATGCCAGAAGAACAACCAGTTGATACAGATTGGGATAAACAATAATGGCAGAACAAGGTACAGCAGCACGTTTAATTGAAGTTGCTACAGCAGAGATAGGAACCATTGAAGGTCCTAAAGATAATGAAACTAAGTATGGCGCTTACACAAAGGCTAACTTTCAGCCTTGGTGTGGGTCTTTCGTAAACTGGTGCGCTAACGAGGCTGGTGTTAAGGTACCTAATACTGTTTACACACCAGGTGGCGCAGCAGCATTTAAGAAGGCTGGTGCTTGGATTGATGGAGATATTGCAGACCCAGAACCAGGCGATATTGCGTATTTTGATTTCCCATCAGATGGCGTTGATCGTATTAGTCACGTAGGTATTGTTGTTAAAGATAATGAAGACGGAACAGTTTGGTGTATTGAAGGAAATACTACTTCAAAGAAAAAAGGAAGCCAAAGAAATGGCGGAGAAGTTTGTAAACAACTCCGTGCATTTAAAAAGAACAAGGCTGGAGTGATGATTTCAATAGTAGGATTTGGTAGACCTAAATTTGGCTCTGCCCCTGCGGGTACCGCTAAAAAGCCTGGTAGTAAGCCTAAAATATGCTCAGCATGTGGTCAAAATATTAAATAAGGGTGTTTGACTAAGCAAAAAGGGTTTGGTATACTTAAGTAGTATATTCTAGGGGGATTTTCGTATGACAGTATTGGCCGTAGTTCGCCATGAAGGAAAAATATTTATGGCTGGAGATCGTGGTGCCTCTGATGATAATACAATTCTTTCTTTAACAGCGCCAAAGGTTTGGAAACTTGGCCCGTATTTAATTGGATATGCTGGAGCATTAGACGGTGAACGTATTCGTTATAACTTTAATCCATATGTACCAGACATTAAAGATACAGATAAATTTATGCAAACTAAATTTATTAAACAACTCAGAAATTTTTATAATGAATGGTGGGTAGATACATCTAAAGAAGGTGATCTTGGCCTTATTATTTGTATTAAAGGACAAATATATGAGCATAGTTCTGTTGATATGTCATTATCAAAATATAATTTAGATTATTTAGCAATGGGGTCAGGTGCAGAATATGCATATGGATATTTAAATGCTACAGAAAACTCTAAAGATCCAAGAAAACGTGTTATGGGTGCAGTAAATTCTGCTATTAAGTTTAGCCCTTCATGTATGGGTCCAGTTGACGTAGTAAGCATTTAAAGGTATACTTGTAATATGAATCATTCATACAAAGAAGATTTATCTCCAGAGCAAAAAGAGTTCGGCATTTGGCTTTCAAACGGTATTGATAGGGGTTGGGTAACACCACCTTATTGCAATACACATGATGGTGGATACGAATATATGGGAGAAGAAGAGCAAGAAGAATGGGAAGCAGGTGGCGACCCATGTTGTCATATCGTCAGATTGATGATATCTTAAAAAATAAAAGGGGTAAAATGAAAAAAATAGCAGTGGGAATTGTAGCAATAATTGGTTTAGTTTTAATTCAGCCAACATTTGCTTCAGAGCAAAAGTCTTTAGTAATTATTGATTCATATTTTGATTCAAGGGTAGTTGGCGGAAATGTATCTTGTGTAACACCTCAAGATGCTGCTTGTTCTTATACAGCAAGACTTCCACTTCCTACTTCATTAGTAAGTCCAGTTAACCATGGAAATGCGATGGTAGAGGTTGCCAAGAGACAAAATTCAAACATTAATATTATTGCATTATATAGTGCTGGACCAAACTCTACACTAAACGCTGGAAATTTTATTGAAGCCTTACGTTGGGTAGATAAAAACTCTAGCAGAGTTTCTGCCGTATCGTTTTCAGCATTTTTTAATGGAAACAAAGAATGTTCTCCAGCAACTACAAACACGGCTAGTTATGGTGGCGTTCAAAAGGCAGATCAAACAATCCGTGGCTTACTTCTAACATTAAAGTCTAAGAATATTCCAGTATTTATTTCAACTGGTAATAAACCTGGAACAAAAATTAACTATCCTGCCTGTATTCCTGATGCAGTTGCAGTAAGCACTGGTGAAAGAAACAGTTCTGGTCAAGTTGTTAGTGGACATTCGCTAAATCAGAATACAAAATATGTAGCATCAACAGAAATATTTAACTATAGATCTTCTGTTTTTGGATCTATTCCACAAACAACATCGTCTGCTGCTGCAGCAGTTGCTGCTCAATGGATTACACAAGGACAACTAACAGATATGGTAGTTAAAGTTCTTCCGTAGTAGTGTTGCGGATATTGCATAGTGGTAGTGCGTAACCTTGCCAAGGTTAATGTGCGGGTCCGATTCCCGCTATCCGCTCTAAGCCCTCATCGTCTAGTGGTTAGGACATCACCCTTTCACGGTGGTAGCAGGGGTTCAATTCCCCTTGGGGGTACTGCCTCCTTAACTCAGGGGTAGAGTACCCGCCTTGTAAGCGGGTTGTCGTAGGTTCAAATCCTACAGGAGGCTCAAAAGTGGTATAATAGGTTTGTACCTGCCAAATGGGGGTACAAAAATGAAACTCGCTGAAAAGGAGAATAAATATGGTAAGTTCATTTACATTGGATCTTTTTAAGGATCCATTTTTTATTGGTTTCAACAGAGAGTTGGACCGTTTAAACACAGTACATAACACAGCAACTCGTCAGGCGTATCCGCCATACGACATTTTTAAGTTAGATGAAGACACATATAAGTTGTCTTTAGCAGTTGCTGGATTCTCAAAAGATGATATTAATGTATCTGTAGATAATGGAACATTAATCATTAAGGGAGAACTTGTTGAAGCAGCAGATGCAGAAATTGTTCACAAGGGTATTGCTGGTAGAAAGTTTACCCGTACCTTTGCACTTGGTGAATATATGGAGGTAACTGGTGCTGAAATGAAAGATGGTATGTTACATATTGACATTGATCGCATTATTCCAGAGGATAAAAAGCCAAAAGAAATTGCAATCAAAGTTGCAAAAAAGTAACTAACGCTGTACAATATATATAAGACCTGAGCATGTCCATAAACTGCTCATTATTTTTAAAAAGGAGTTGTTAAATGCCAAGATATGATTACAAATGTTCTGTTTGTTCTGGACAAATTGAATTTGAAAAATCAATTGGCGATGAACACCTTCCAACATGTTGTAATGAATCCATGCAAAGGGTATGGAGTTCCCCAGGTGTAATTTTTAATGGCCGTGGCTTTTATAGCACCGATAACAGAAAGTAGATGTATAATAATACTATGAATAGTGCAATCAAAGATCATCCAAGTGTAAAACCAAAAGAATGGCTTTTAAGTGCAAATGATCGCTGTGATTCTTGTTCGGCACAAGCGTTAGTAAAGGTTACAGGGCTAAGCGGAGACCTAATGTTTTGTGGTCATCACTACAATAAAATCATGGACAACCCTGAAGGGTACAAGAAAATGATGTCATTTATGCTTACAGTTATTGATGAGCGTGAAAAGTTAGTTGAAGATAAAGCGAAAGGTAAAGACTACTGATGTATGAGTATTTTGTTAAAGAAGTAAAGAATGTTGTTGATGGAGACACCATTGATGTAATTATTGATTTAGGTTTTGATATTTTATTTTCATCCCGTGTTCGTTTGGCTGGCATTGATACGCCAGAGTCACGCACAACAGATAAGGCTGAAAAGGCTCTTGGACTTGAATCTAAGGAGTATTTAAAGAAGCATCTGAAGGATGCTAAATCTGTTGTAATTAAGACTGAAAAGATGAACTCATCTGAAAAGTTTGGTCGTATTCTAGGTTGGCTTTATGTTAATGGAGACACAGTTTCTGTCAATGATAAGATGATCAATGATGGATATGCTTGGGGATATATGGGAGATGCCAAGGTAAAGGATTTTGAGGCACTTAAAAAGGCTAGAGCAAAGTCTGGTAAGTAATGCGTCACATACTATACTTTACTGCTGAATGGTGCAATCCATGTAAGCGTACAAGACCAATTGCAGAAGAGTTAAACAGAGACAATGTTGTTAAGATTCAATTTATTGATGCTGATGACAATGGAGAACTTTGCAGAAAGTTTGAAATTAAAGCAATACCTACTTTTATATTAATTGAAGATGGTAAAGAAATCAGACGCATGAATGGTGCAAAAACTAAAGAACAAATAGAAGAGTTTATTAATGGATAAAGAAGAAGATAAGATAATTGAAAAACTTATTCTTGAAGGTGGTTTAGAGGTTGCGGGTATTGACTCTGAAGATGGATCACTATTATATGCCTTTACTCCAAAAATCAAAGAACTAATGCCAGAATTGTATAATGACCATATAAACTCTGTAAACTCTGAAATACTTTCTCTGTGGGAGAGAGGGTATGTAGATATAGATCTATTATCCAAAGATCCAATAGTTACCCTGGCCTCAAAGTCATTTGATGAGGCAGAAATATCTAAATTAAACAAACGTGAAAAATGGTCTATTGAAGAACTCAAAAGGCTGTCTGGTAAGCATCCAAACAACTAAAGTCTGATATAATCGGTATAGAAACTTAGGAGGTTTACCATGCCGTACCATATTGGGGCAAAGGGTTCGTACGGATGTTCAGGATATCCTGCTGTAAAAGAGGGTACAAATGAAGTCATGGGATGCCACAACACAAGATCAGAAGCCGCTGCACAAATTTATGCAATCAATCGTTCAGAAGGCAACATAGACAAATCAATGCATGTTGTAAGAGAAGGCGATTTTGTTATGGGCATGACTAAAGAAGGAATGATTCATGGCATGGTAGAACATATTATGACAGAAGGTGGAACATTAGGGACACCTGGAACAGAGTATGCTCTTGAGTCAATGCCTCCAGAAAATCCAGCAATGTCTGTAAGAATTTACAAAGAAGAAAAAGATGGTTGGGAGCCAACAGCATATAGCATTGGAATGATGTACAAAGATGCAGAGGTGATTGATGTTGACAGTCATTCAATGGAAGATGAAGAAGATGACGATGAAGAGGAATCAAACATGGACTCATATGATAATTACATTGGTAAAGCAAAAAAGCCTAACTATGGAGAAATGATTCAACCACGTAGTGGTGGTTCAACACCAGCAAATCCAAAGTTATATGCACGAGTTGTGCAAGCAGCAAAAGATAAGTTTGATGTTTATCCTTCTGCAGTTGCAAATTCTTGGGTAGTACAAGAATATAAACGTCGTGGCGGAACATATAAATCAGATTCACAGTCTACGACAAAAAGTATTTGGGATGGATCTTTTGATCCAAAGGGATTAATTAAATAATGCCAAAAAGAAAATCAACAGCGTTTAATCCAACACAGATTAAGGATGGAAGAATTGTTCGTCTTAGAAAAGACGGAACGGTTAAAGCAGATCTTGGTCCATATTTAAATAAATCACAAAAGAAGGTTAATCATGGCTGATACATATACACCAAATGCTGGCATGAAGGCTGCTGCTCGTCGTGCTTTAAAGTGGAAAGAAGATGGCAAGGCAACAGGTGCTGGAACTCCAGTTGGCTGGGGTAGAGCAACAGATATAGTTGCTGGTAGAGCAATGTCTTTAAGTACTGTTAAACGTATGTTTTCTTTTTTTTCTAGACATGAAGTAGATAAAAAAGGAAAAGGTTTTTATGATGGTCCAGAGTTTCCATCTAATGGAAGAATTATGTGGGATGCATGGGGTGGAGATGCAGGATTTGCCTGGAGCCGTGCTATTGTTGAAAGAGAAAAGAAACAGGTAGAAAAAATTTGGCAGGGAACTGCATTTGACTTAAGAAAGTAGGGGGGGCGGTATGGAAAATTTAGAAAAAAATGAACTAATTCAATTGGTTCTATTTTATAAACAAAAACTATCTGATACAGAGTTAGACTTATTAAAATCACAACTTGAAATTAATAAACTTAATTCAATAAATTTAACTCTAAGTAAGCAGCCAGAGAAAAAATCTAAATAAATGAAGTATTTATTAATTATAGGCTTGACATTGTTTGCCTCTTGGTCTATAATTAACATATCAAATAAAAAAAGAATGATGTTTTTAGGAAAAGATAGATATAAACAAAGTTATATTTATGAAATAATTAAAGATGTTGTTCCAAAACAAATATTTGATAAACCCAAAGTTATAACTCAGTCTCAAAAACATATTCAAAAGAATATGTTGAAGGTAGTAATAACGGAGGGAAAAGCATATTGGATATTGGGTAATGTTTTTTATACTGCAAATGCCATAAACGGCAGGGTAGATGAAGAGACAACAATGCCATTAGATGTTCAAGATATGCCAGCAAAAGAGTTAAATAAAATGTTATCAATACTTGATGACTTAAAACAAGGGGTAGAACCAAATGATAGTGGCAGTACAGGGAACAAAAGATTTTAACCAATATAGCGTGTTCTTACGTGCTATGAGTGTTGCTTTGTCTGGAATGAAAAATGAAGACAATGAATTCATTATTTATTCTGCTGGACCATTAAAAGTAAATAATTTTGTTTCAGAATTTTCCAATTTATCAGAACGTGGAATGAAGGCAAGAGGCAAAAAAATTAAATTTTATAATGTGGCTCCTGCCTGGTTAAATGAAAATATAGATCAGATTAATTATTTTGCCTTTTTAAGTGGTCCAAAAGAGCCAAAATCAAAATTGGTTTTAAGTGCAGAGGCAAACAATGTTGATGTTGGTCTTTTTAGATATTAGGAGAGAAAATGATTATTAAAAGTTTAAATACAATGGAAAAAATTGTAAGCAAAAATAAAAATTTAGTTTGGCAAGGTTGGGATGTTATTGACTTAAAAGAGTCTGATGTAGCAAGAACCTCTCCATTGGGAATTAGAATAAAAGATAAGTGGTATTTGCATAGAGTTTATAAGCCTGGTCGTAATGGTTGGGATATACCAAATAAGTATAAGGATTAATCTTGAAACAGCATTTGTGGAAAGATGAGGCTATATGCTTGGGCCTTGATACTAATATTTATTTTGATAAATATGAAGATCAAGAAGATTCTAGGCATAATGTTGATGCGCTTTGTAAGCAGTGTCCTGTAAAAAAGGTATGTTTTGCTAACGGGGTTTCTGGAAAAGAGTGGGGTGTTTGGGGTGGTGTTTATTTAGAAGGTGGAGAAATTTCAAGAGAGTTTAATAAACATAAAACTAAAAAAGATTGGTCTGAAACATGGCAATCGTTAACAATGGAAAAGCAATGATTATACAAATAATAGGTCTTCCAGGTTCAGGTAAAACAGAACTTGCAAAAGCATTAAAAGAACGTATTAATGCAATTCACCTTAACGCAGATGAAGTTCGTGCAGGAGTTAATTCTGATCTTGGATTTAGTGAGGCAGACAGAATTGAACAGGCTCGTCGCCTTGGTGAGATGGCTCGTCTTATTGCAAAGCAAGGTGTAGCACCAGTGATTGTGGACTTTGTTTGTCCAACAGATCTAACCCGTGCAGCATTTGGTAATCCAGATGCGTTAATTTGGATGAACACAATTGATCAAGGTAGATTTGAAGATACCAACAAGATGTGGGAAGATCCAGAGTATACTACTATTACATTTGTTAATCATTCAATGGATGCAAATGAAAAAGCAAGTCATATTATAGATGCTATGGGTCTTCATGATTGGTCAGCACCTACGACACTAATGCTAGGTAGATATCAGCCATGGCATGAAGGTCACCACGCCCTTTACAAGGAAGCGGGGAAGAGAACAGACCAGGTACTACTTGGAGTTCGTAATACCTATAATACAAGTGAGAAAGATCCTCTTAAGTTTGATCAGGTAAAAGAATATATTGCCAAGGATGAATTTATGGACGGGGCAATGGTTTTACGTCTTCCAAACATCACCAACATTGTTTATGGTCGTGATGTAGGATATAAGATTGAGCAAGTAGATTTGGGGGCAGACATTCATGCTATCTCTGCTACACAAAAGCGCAAGGAGATGGGTATATGAATGTAACCAAACAAAGATCAGCACTTAAGGCTATCACCTGGCGTGTCATTGGCACAGCAGATACATTTGCTATATCTTGGGTAATAACCAAAGAACCAGTAACAGCAGGTGCAATTGCAAGTTTTGAGGTAGTTACAAAAACAATCCTTTATTACTTTCATGAGCGAGGGTGGAACAGGGTTAGTTGGGGAAGAAAATAATGTATACAAACTCTATGCGTAAAGCCTTTCACTCTATAGTTCCTCCTTCTGGTTTTGGTGTAGAGATTATTGACAATGATCACTTTCTTACGGTAAAATTAGATGAGAAAAAGTTTTTACATATGGGGCATGATGATAAAATATCAGCACTTCAATATGTAGTAAAACTTAAAAAAGCGTTAGAAGATTGTGGAGCAATTGTTTTGGTGACAAGAGAAGCCGTTAAATGATTAGCCAGTTATTTAAACTTATTATTTGTAAGTTTAAAAGACATGCGCTTGTCGCTGCTGGAGCGTGTCCAGTTACTGGAAAAAGTTATAATGCATGTACAAGATGTGGAGCAATGATAGCAATATGAAAAAGAAAACAAAAGTATTAGTATTAATAGTATTATCTTTCTTAACTGCCATATCTCTTTGGGCAGCCTCTAATTTCAAAAAAATGTCTGATTTAGATATTTTCAATATAGAAGAAGACTAATGCAAACATTTTTACCATTTCAAAATTATGCAGAATCTGCAGAATCTTTAGACAATAAACGTTTAAATAAACAAATACTTGAGGCATACCAAATACTTAAGGTGTTGTCTGGTCAGTCACCTTCAGGTGCATGGAGAAATCATCCTGCAGTATTAATGTGGAAAAATGCAGAGTATTCATTGAGGACATATGCTAAAACTATGATTTCAGAGGCTAAGTCAAGGGGTATAAAGACAGACAAGAACGAAGCCAATATAGACGCCCTAGAAGCCCTCTGTGGCCCTATATGGGGTACCAATAAGCCCTTCTGGGCTAACTCCTTTGGTCCACATCTAGATAGAATTAATATTACCCATAGGGCTAACCTTTATCGTAAAGATCCAGAGTATTATGCTGAATTTTATGTTGATACAAAAAATAAAAATAATAAGCCCTGTTGTGATAAATGTTTATATTATTGGGTAACCCATGCTGTTAGGGATAGAGTACAATAGTTATTATGGAAATTATCTTTATTCTATTTTTTGCCACTCTATCTTTTTCTTTTTGCATAGCCTATTGGTCTACCCTTAATAGACTTAAAAAATCTAATATTTTAATGGCTGAACTTTTTATAAAAAATGCAGCGCTTGAAGAGTTAACATCTAGAATAAAAAATGATTCTGGAATTTCAGATGATTTGATACATAAAGAAAACTTTATTAAATTTCTTTCTGATTCAAGAGATTGGGCTTTTCAATATATTGAGGAATCCCAAAAAACTATTAAAGAGGTATCGGAAGAACTTAAGAGTAAAGGTTTGTACAACTATTCTAATAAACTTTTATCTTTGTTGCCACCAAAATTGGAGGAAAAGTAATATGAAAGATGTTTTATTATCAACACTAACAGGTTTTGGGTGCGGTGTCGTGTTCGCAGCATTCAAATTGCCAGTACCAGCACCACCAGTTTTTGCGGGAGTCGCAGGAATAATTGGTTTATGGATTGGCTTTACAACACTAACACGAATTATATCCTAGGAGGAATAATGAATAACTTACTAAACGATAAAACAAAGGCAATGATGGCATCATACGGACGATCTGTTCTTGGTGCAGTAATTGCTCTTTATATGGCTGGCGTAACAGATCCAAAAGATTTATGGGCTGCACTAATTGCTGCTCTAGCGCCCGTTGCATTGAGAGCGCTTAATCCTAACGATAAGGCGTTTGGCGTACTGCCAGACACTGGTGCTGTTTCAGATGCACTTAGCAAGATTGTACCTGCTAAGAAGGCTCCAGCAAAAAAGAAGGCTACTGCTAAAAAGAAGTAGTTTATTTTGATAAAGGGGGCAAATTTAAAACTTGCCCTCTTTATTTTTTTATGATGGGGGAAGTATGGACTTTGTATATATTTGCAAAGAAGGCGTTAACGAAGAATTAAAGTATTCTATTAGATCTGTCGTTGAAAGTTTTCCAGACTCAAATATATGGGTTGTTGGTGGTAAGCCTGACTGGTACGTAGGAAACTATATTGAGGTTCATCAGATACATACTAAATATAAAAATGCTGTAGAGAATTTAAAAATGATTTGTTCCTCACCACAAATATCTAATGAATTTGTTTTAATGAATGACGACTTTTATATTATTAAAAAAATAGATAACATAGACACTTTTCATGGCGGGTATTTATTAGATAAAATAAACTTATATCAAAAACTAAATGGTAATTCTAACTATACTAGAAAACTTAGTGCTACATATAAAAGACTAAAAGCCATTGGAATTGATGACCCCCTAGACTATGAACTACACGTACCTATGGTTATGGAAAAACAAAAATTGCAAGAAGTATTAGATAAGAATGACCAGTTTTTATGGAGATCCATGTATGGAAATATATTTAAAGTTGGTGGATCAGAGATGCAAGATGTTAAGGTTTATACTAGAGGTCCATTAGTCTTTAAGTCTTATAATTTAGATATAGATAATCATACATATTTATCTAGTGCAGATAGTTCTTTTGACATTATTTGGAATAATATACTTAAGATTCAGTTTAAACAAAAAACTAAATTTGAGAGATAAGTTCTAAATATTTTTCTTTTAAAATAACTGGAGAAAAGTTTGAAATGCCAATATTATATGCTTGCTCTTTATAAGAAGTTTTATCTTTAACATTGATGTAATTATCAATTGTTTTTGCTAAAGCCTTTGGATCTGCTTCAAATAATTCAAGCCTAATCTTAGTTCTGATCGTTCCTATTGAATCACTTTTAACCAACCATTCTGGCGGTAAAATAAAATTATTGGGAGATATATCTGTCATAAAAACTGGCAGGGCACTCATAAGAGCCTCATTCATAGGTAAACAAAGACCAGCATAACGTCTAGGAAGTACCATGGCATCAAACCCATCATACATATCTTCCCTATTGTCTGGATTACCAATTTCAATCTTAAGTCTAGAATCTTTAATGTTTGTTTCTATTTCGCTTTGGCTTCTAATTACTAACTCATAATCTGCTTTAGAATGCTTAAGCATATCAATTACAGTCTCAGTACCGTTTCTATCTTTTGCTGCTTTTTTACCCGCAATGTGCAATATTCTATTATGGGATTTAGATAAATTATTTTCTTTTACCTTACTAAACAATTCTTCATTTGTTGGTGGTGGAAGGTGAATAACTTTTGTTTGACTACCAAACATTTTCTTTATGTGTTCAATTTGCCATACACTTGGAGATAAAAGTACTGTTGGTAATGGTTGATTGGGGTTTGCTAAATGACCAAACAGTTCGTAGTTATACTGAAGGATAGTCTTTACATTTGTTTTATTTGCAAACCTTATAAAATTTTGATCATAAAATGTTTCACAACTTAACACAACATCTACATCACCTAAAAACATTTTAACTTGTTGAACAGACGGAAAGCCATTACTTCTAATACAACTATACTTTTCATACCACTCTGGATGTTGTTTATTTTTATTAAATGAGGTAGAATCAATTAGAAGAATTTTATCAGGATTAAGCATATTAACTAATTCCCTAGTTTGATTACCAAGACCAGTATTATCAGACCGTGCAATAATTCCCAATCTCATTCTTTATATCCCCAAGTTTCATCATCTACTGTAAATTTGCGGGTACCCTGACGACCATCTAAGTGATAAGAACGTTTAATACTACCTTCAGGATGATATATCCAAAGTTTGTGCATCTCCCAACCTTCTTGATTAAACACTTCATACGGAGATATATCGTCTTGAATTGCTCCATGGAATGTATCTTCTATAAAAAATTTATCCTTACATCTTGGAAGCACAATATTTTTATAATATTTTTTTCTACTTAAATGTGGCCTTTGACTCCATTGTATGGTTTTCATAAACCCATCTTCTAAACCAAACATTAGGTGTTCGTGATCTTTCGGTATGGATGATTCAAAATGAAAACGAATGGTGTTTGCTTTATTATACTCAAACATGTCTAAGCATTTATCCCAGTCTATTGCTACATCTGGAGTTAATGGGGCATCTCCTTCAATGTAAAGCAATAGCGGTGTTTTAATTTCATTGATTGTTTGACGCATCATGTTGGTTTGATGGCTATGCTCTTTAAATACAAAAGGCAATATGTTTTTATCCTCATGCAAGCATTTCCATAAAATACGATTTTTATATTCATCGTAATCTTTTTTACGGTTTTGTTGTTCTTCTCTAAGACCATCTATTTGCATAATAATTTCGTTGTCTGGAAAGTGAACACGAATATCACTAATTGTTTGCTCTATCATATTTGTACTTGGGTGATCTGGAATTACAGAAGTAGCCATTACAATTGTTATATCTCTTTTATGCATTTACTTGCCTCATTAACTCAATAAAAAGATCTCTTTTATATTTAATCCACCAACAAACAACTTGATGCATATCGGATGTGTAATCATTTAATAATTCAGGTAACAATTCAGGCAACTGTTTCCAATTTTCAAAAGTTTTTATTTTGTGATTGCCATCAAATAAAAAATTAAAAAAGTCTGTGTTTCGCATTCTTGGGTCTAACTTATCTCCTATGGGTAAGCAAAGCATTTCAATTGCTTCATAGAATCTAAATGAATCAACAACCATTGCTCCGCTTGGGCAAGGAACAATCTTTGATAAAAACATTTTGTCATAGTATTGTTTTGGTTTTAATCCTTCTGCAAAACCAGTAGTTGGATTATAAAAAGAGTTTGGTATCTCAGGCATAACGGCTGCAAGTTCTTGCCTTCTTTGATGAGTTATCTGTCCTGAAAAAAATACATCATACGATTTATCTTGATACTCTGGTAAATTATTTGATAAATGTTGCGGAACACCTAACGCTAATTTATTATATTGTGAATGTTTTCTGTGCGGGTATTGAATCCAAATCTCAATATTATTATGATCTATCTTATCAACCTTAAAGGTAGCGCTTTCATCTCCAGTAATAAGTAAAACCACCCTACCTATCTTATTTAACTCTTCAGATATTTGATCTTCGTAATCTACATTTTGAGGTCCAGGAATCACAACAAAGGCTCTGTCTGTGTTGGGTAAGGTTGTTACCTTATCTGGTTCAATATTATTTTTATTAAAAAATTGTTTTAATAAACCGTAATCCCACTTATCAGCAGCACAGTCTTCTTGTTTAACTGAATAAAGATATGCTTTAAGATCGTTCATAAAATAAGTGTACCTCATGCTGATAGTCAAGCAATGTTTCTTTGTAGCCAATACCTTTAATAAATTGTCTTAAATCATACAAATATTCTTTCCAATACATCATCATGAACTCTGGGTGTCCAGATAACCAAATCTTGGGTCTGTGCTCTCTAAGGACCTTCTCAGCCCCTCCTAAGACCCTCCATTCACTA